GTCGGCGTCCTCCTCGCCTCGGGGCCGGAACCCCTGCACGCCAAGGCGCTCGGCTGGGGCGTCAACGACGATCCCCATGAAGTTCGACCGGGACTGCTGGAGCATCCGTAGGTACTCGTCGCGCAACTCGCGAGGCACCGACGGCAGCGGATGGTTGCCCCGGTAATAGCGGTCCATCAGGACCATCCGGGGCCGGTCCAACAGCAGCAACCCGACGAGCCGATGAAGCCACCACGCGGCCCCGCCGATCGCCTTGGCGTCGTCGGGGATCGGTGCGCCATCGAGTGCAGCCAAGCGCACCACCTCCTACCAGCCGGCCGTGACCTGCTTCTTCGCCATGCCCGCCGCGATGCAGTCCCGGCGGGCCTCCCACGACAGACACCCGGCGATCACCGCATCGATCTTCTTCGGCGAATCCTGCCGTTCCTTGCGGACCACCCACAGCCGCTTGCCCTGATCGTCAACGAGCGTCAACTCGTGGCGCCACGCGTTGCCGACATGCTCGACCATCCGTGGATCGCCATCGTGGGTGAGCTCACGGGACTTCATCGCATGGAGGTACGCCTTGAGCGCGAACGCCATCGGTCGGGGGCGGTTGGTCCACCACTTCTGGACCTTCTTCGTCCCGTACCGGCCCGCCCACCGGTCCACCGCGGTCTCCCAGTACGGAGGGTCCGCGTACAAGCGCATCACCTTCCACTTCCGGAACGCGTCCAGCACAGCATCCTCGACCTCACCGTCGGGGATCTCGCCGTCATGTTCGGCCGGGTCCCAGAACCCCAGCAACTGCTGGTGTCCCGTGAGCAGATCAGTGACCACACAGGCCGTGGTGTCGTGGAACTTCGACCCGTCGAACCCAAGCGTCACCTTTGACCGCCACGGGATCTGATCCTCCGTCGCCAGCGACCGCCACAGATCGACATCGAACGCCTGCGCCGTCGACGGGCGAGGTCGGTTCAACCACACCCGCTCCAGATACGCCGGATCGGCATCGGGTTCGTCCCACTGGGCGACGATCGTGTCGATGTCCGACCACTCCGCCGCCGGCCCCGAAGCCTCCTCCACTGCCGCCCAACGACCCTCACGTGTCGACAGGTCGTGATCGTCGCCTGCCTGACGGTGGAAAAAGAACAGCCTCGGATCGGCGACCTTCCCGGCTGCGATGTCCCGGGCGTACTCCATCGTCGTCTCCGCCACGGAACCCTCACCCGGCGTGAATGACGTCGTGGTCTCCAACGACCACGGGTCCGCCATTGGCCGCTTCGGGATGTTCGCCAGCATCGTCCGGTGCGCCCTGCGCAGGTTCTCCAGGATCAGCCGGTGCGTCTCGTCGAAGTGCTGGAACGTCGTCCTCGCACCGTCACGGGCGTTCGGTGACCCCGCCAACGGGACGACCTTCCCGGCCGCCCTGCCCCGATCGTCGAGCACGACGATCCGCTCGAGACCGATGTCGTAGTCGTCCGCGACCGCCGACTCGGACAGGATCACGTACAGCGCCCCGAACGCCAGCTCCTCGGTCTGGTCCTGTGTGTAGGCCACCAGCGGGATGTACGGGTCGTTCACGCTACGCCCGACCGGCTGGCCGTGGGCGTCGAACCCGTCGCAACGCACCGGGCCGTCAGGGTGCGACTCGACCGCGGCGAGCACAGCCGCTTTCTCCGTCTTCGCCGTGCCCTTCCGCTCACTGATGGCGACCCGCTTGAACCGGCGCTTCCCCGCCCGCGGATGGTTCTTCGGGAACACCTCGTAGGCCCGGTACAGCCATGCCCGGAAATCTGGCGCCACCTGGTACGGCTGACCGCGCAGGTCACCCGGACCGTAGACCAGGTTCGCCTCGATCCAGTCCCTGACCTGCGGACCGAGACTCGGCCAGCGCTCGTCATCTTTACCAGGAACAACGAGCGTGGTCATGCGAACAGAAGGTCGCGGGGGTCCTCCTCCTCGACGGCCTCCGGTTTCGGCGCAGCATCCCGCTGCCGCTTCTGGGTCTTCGCCGCTGCGGCCTCACCCCGGTCGATCTCCCACTGCAGCCGGCGACGATCGATCGGCGTCAACCCGAAGCACTGGCGCTGCAAGCGAATCTCCGCCGCCAACTGCTGCGACGGCTCGGTCCAGAATTGATCCACCAGCACCGCCAACAGGAACAGGCCATGGATGTCCGACTCATCGAACTCCGGCGCCATCGGCGACGCCCACACATCCCGCCACCAATCCCGGGTCGCCTTCTGCCACCGTCGGCCCGACGGCAGCTTCGGCGCTTGGACATCGTGAACGGCCTCGAGCTGGCGATGAGTGGATGACTTGTTGCGGCGAGCCCTCGTGCCGGCTGCCTTGGGAATCGGAGATGCCATCGCCGGACCTCCCCGACTACGGAGCGTGAAGTCCCCCAGGTCGTACACGGACAACTCTTGTGACCAAGCGCCGTGGAAATTTGGGGTCGGCTTGTCCTACCCCACCCTCTGTGTCCCTCAGACCGCCAAGCGAAGCTGTTCGCCGTTCCCGTTTACCTTGTTGCGCTTCTTGGAGTTGCAACTGAAGTGTGCGAGCTGCAGGTTCGCCTCGCTGTGGTCACCACCGAGGGACACCGGAACGATGTGGTCGAGGCTGGCAGCCTTAGGGTGCGGGACCTGGAGATTGGGGTTCACCTTGCGCTTGCACAATTGGCAGCGCCAGCCATCACGGTCGTAGATGGCCCACCGTCTGACCCTCCCGATGACCCTGTCGCCTCGGTATGGCTTGGCTTCTCCACCACGTGCCCTTCGCCTAGCTCTTGTCTCTCGCGTCCTGCACTCAGCGGAGCAGTACAGGGCGAAGTACCCAGCAGGGCGGACGGGGGTGAAGGGGAGGCCGCAGGAGTGGCATGAGCGGGGGGACATGTCGGGGGGTGGCTTGACCGGGTGGGTGTCGCGCTGGGGGCAGTAGCTGCCGTGGCACCACCACAGGTCGCACGTATCGCAGTGGCGCCAGTTGAGCTCGACCATCATGCGGGCTCTACCTGAGCCGTACATGTGACAGCTATTGGAGCAGTAGGGCGTGCGTTTGCCTGTTGTCAGCGTGACCCGATCGCACCAGCCACAACGCTTCTCGATCGGTTTGGGTGGTGTGCGCTTGGCACGGCCACTAGCTCGCCTGTTGCGCTGTGAGATCCGATTGGCGCAGCGAGTGGAGCAGTACTTCGTGCGACGGCGTTTGCCGGGTTCGGGGATGGGCAGCGTGGCGCCGCAGCCGGCGCAGGTTCTAGCGTCGGCCATGTCGGCACCTCTCAGCAGGTATCGACCAGACCCCCGGCCGTTGGAGCGGTGCGGGGGTCGCTACGTCTTGGTCAGCCCATCGCTTCCTCGGCGAGGGCCTGGGGGTCTTCGCCTTGTTCCCAGCGGCGCAGGATCAGTTGGTCAACCGTGCGCGTCTTGCGTGCGTGGTCCGACCCGCACAAGGGCTGAAGGAACTGGTCTGCGTCAGGGTCGTGGATCTCGAGGGCGACGAGGATGCGACGGGGGACGATGTGGTCGACCTCGGTCGCTAGGTCACCGCAGCGAATGCACCGTGGGTGGCGCTTGAGGAAGGACTGTCGCCGTCGGCGCCATGCCTCGGTCGTGTAGACGGACATGGACGGGTCACCGGAGGCCCTTCGCCGTCGGGCTTCATTGCGCTTCCGCTGCCGACGATGCTCGTCACATGCGCCGCTCTCGGTAAGGGCAGGGCAACCCGGTGCGCTGCAAACCGTGAGTGCTCGGCGGAGCAATCAACCCATCCCCGCTTGGTGACACTGCGTGCCACTTAGCGAAGTTGGCAGCACTATAGGCGAAGTCGTGGAAGACGTGCAGGTCATGGGTTCTTCGGGGTCCGGCGCCAGCCGCGCTTGTCACGCTTCGGCTCGTCGGGCACCAGCCGTTGCAGCCGGTCAACTTGGCGTTGCAGCTGGTCCCGTTCGGCGATGACTCGTTGGAGGACTCGGGCGGTCATGTCGGCCTTGGGCTGGGCGTTCCGAGGGATGGACTCGACCTCACCGCGAGCGATGCGGGTCGCTTTCGCGGCGAGCGCGAGGGCGAGGTCTTCCTCGCTGATCTGGTCCTTCGACTTGGTGTGGTCGTGGTCGCCGGCCTTGAGCAGCCGGATGGCGTCGTGTGCTGCTTCGGCGAGGATCTCGCAGGCGTCGACCGTCGCGAGGGCCAGGTGCTTGTACGCCTGGCGTGCCCGCGGGTCGCCGTGGGTGTCGAGGGCGTAGTCCCTGCTGCCACCGTTCACGGCTTCCCGACGGGCGACGGCGCGGTCGTAGGCGAGGGCGTGCAGGTCCTCGAGATGGGGTTGGACGTCGGCGAGCAGCGTCGCGGTGGCTGCGAGGCGGTTGCGGGTGCTGTCGACCCTCGGTGTGGTCCCGTGGTCCCGTAGTTCTGCGAGCTCGTCGAGGAGGTCGGTGCGTCGGGTCACGTTCCACCGTCCGTGCGGAGTCTGCGCACCTCGCCGATCAGCGCGGTGATTACGGCGGTGAAGTGGTAGAGCGGGCCACCGGTGTACTCGCACATGTCGTCGATGGCGGCCCAGT